TGATTTGTTCTATCTGACTGTCAATATATCTATCAAGCGCCTTGATTTGTTGCAGCCGTTCCACTGTTCTCATAAATACGTTTCCTTTATGGTATAATGATATTAAGAATTTCGTAGAAGTCCTGGGCATTAGTCTGGGTCTTTTTTTATTTTCTCGGCTCGTTATTAAGAGATATGAAAAGATTAAGTTTGTGAGCCTTGGTGTCACCTCCTTCCTAGCCATCGACACCAGCAAGGTCTTTGGCTATTTTGTAATGCAAGATATCAATAAGAAAGAGGGTGTTTCACATCCTTTTTTCTTAAAATTTGCTGGGTTTGTTTGGACAAGGTCTGTCAGCTTATCCGGTGTTGAAAAAGTGTTAAAAAGTGTTCAAGCCACTAAAAATCTTTATTCATTTTTTATTTTTAGTGATGACAGACAACGACTGGCAAGAGGAATCGAACCCCTTATACAACCATTCCAGCCTGCGATATAGAAATCATTTTGGAGGTTTTCCTCCTTTTTTTGAAATAATACAAGAATAAAGTAAGTAGAATTATGGAGATTTCAGTTTCGCATTGCAGGCGTAAAGCCTTGAATAATCACGCCACCAGTAAGACGCTTTAGATTTGTGAATGAAATAAAAAAGGTTCCTCGATTCTATAACTTATTATTTACTGGCTTTGGGTGCATCCACGACCAGTCCACGCTTCTGCTGATTTGAATGAAAAAATCAAAAGGCTCCTCGATTCTAATTATTTATTTAACTGGTAATAGCTAGTGAGGGAGTCGAACCCTCGCAAACCGTTCTAGCTACACGCCTAATGAATAGGCTGTATATAAGGCTTTTTTTACCGTGGTCTTCTCACGACCTATCTTGCCTTTAGTTCGATATTTAAGAATGATGCGATCAACCTCATTGTCTAACCTCTCGCTCCATTCATAGTTATTAAAAACGTAATCAATAATCTCGCTGAATAACTCTCTTGAAAGTAGCCCTTCCATTTGGATTGCTTTTAAAGGGGTTAGAGCAGCTTTCTCTGAATAGCACAAATTAAGGGCATTTTGGGTTCTGTTAGCATTTTTCTGGTCGCAGTCCTTAACGTCTCTAATATAGCCATTTAGGTTGTTAGGGTGTGCTTTGCGTAGTTCTTCCACGTCCTCTTGGAAACGCTTAAACAACCCCTCTGGCAGCCCTGCGTTGGTTTTATTCAAAACCGGTTTAGTGGTTTTCCCTCTTGTGTAATTAGTAGACAGATAATCTTGAAGGTCGTCGAATAATTCGTCAGAAATGATGCCTTCTAGTCTATCGACAGTTGCCGGTGATATCCTCGCACGCTCCACCACTGCGGCGTTGAATGCTTGATATATGATGCGAGCTTGTAGTTCGCTGCATCCTCTAACATCTTGAAAAAACTGCTTATAAGAGCCTTTTTTGTGTGCTTTTTTCAGTGCTTCATGTTCACTGACTAACCGTTGGTATAATTCCTCGGTCAGTCCGGAATATTTGTATCTCACGCTCATGATCTCACCTCTAGCAACTCACCGTCCTCCCATATATTCCCGATAATTTTCCTTGAGCTAGCAATATTGCATAAACGTTCGAAGTTGTTATATTCTACCAATTCGCTAACGAACATCCCTAAACTTACTCTAAATTCAATTACGCCAGTAAGGAATCCGTCTGTCGAGTCAATAATGTCCCCCTCGAAGATTTCTTTGCCATGTTTATCGGTTAGTCCAGTTGATTGCATTAAAACGATATCGTCGAAGTCGTAGCGATTTGTCTGTTTGAAAAAGAGTGTCTTTACAGAAATTTCGCTTTTCCCGAAATCGATAGACATAATATCATCAACTTCGTACATTGTTTTATGGATTTTGTCCCATGCTCTATATCTTGGAATCATTGCCCTCGCCCCCTTAGATAGCTAGGGATATCATCCCCAACATTCACCGCATCGTACTGTTCCTTGCTGACAAGGAATTTCCCGTAAGCTCCACAATCAAGCGTGTAGAGTTTCCCGACCATAGATTTGCCGGTAACTTTGCCGTGTAGTTCCACTGCATTATCTGCCTTGTGGATAACCACGGTCTCGATAGGTCGGTTGGTTACTCGTAGCACAGTAGTCACGTTGATGGCTAGTGATATTACGAGCAAGATTGTAGCTATCGTTAAATCTTTATGCTTCATAGATACCTCGTTATTTCCTTGATAACGTTGACAGTCACACTGTTCCCTGCTTGCTTATAGAGTTGGCTGTTGCTGTTTACCTCTTGAGCTTTGTCAAAAGCCCAATCTGGGAAACCTTGTAATCTCCAACACTCTCTAGGCGTTAGCTTTCTGATTCTGAAATTAGGCATTACCACCCCTTGACTATCACCAGTTACTAGCGTGTTAGCGATACCTTCACCAACTCGACCTCTGCGAGTTTTGGAGTTAGGGTGCGACAAATTAACACTATCCCCCACACTTGCTTCAGCGTATCCTTGCTTAGTCGCTTCACGGACACGGATTTTGGGTTCTAATCCGCCGCCTTGCATCGTTCTTATTGTTGGTGATATACCATCCGTTTCGTAAACCACTCCACTTTGATTGAAGTTGGGCTGTAATACTCCATATTTTTTAATTTCATTCGGTATAGCAACTTGCTTAGGTCCTTTGTAGTCTGTTGCTGTTAAAGTTCCCACAATACCTTTAGGGTCATCCACTATGTCTCTAGTCCCTTGAGCTGCCCCGTTGGGATTTTTAGTATTCCCTAAAATATTGATTCCTAACCGTTTAGCACTAGATTTTTCGTCTTCTCCTCCGATAGGAAAAACTTTTCGTCCACGTTGTCCTCTAAGATGTCCGATAATGAACACACGTTCCCGATTTTGTGGTACTCCGAAATCTTTGCTGTTAAGCACTTGCCATTCCACATCATACCCGAGTTCATCCAACGCTGAGAGGATGACCTCAAAGGTATCTCCCTTGTCGTGGTTAAGGAGTCCTTTAACATTTTCAAGGAATAGATACTTAGGTTTGAGAATAGCGGCGAACCTTGCGATTTCAAAGAAGAGAGTTCCTCTAGTATCTTCGAATCCTCGTCTAGCTCCAGCAATGCTGAAAGCTTGGCACGGAAAACCTCCGCATATAACGTCAACGTGTCCGATGTTTCTAATTTCTTCGTCGGTGACTGTGGTAATGTCATGTAGTTCTATTTCTCCCTCCGTGTTATGGATTGCTTTATAGCTCGCTCTAGCGAATTTGTCGATTTCGCAGAATGCCACGCACTCATGCCCTGCAGATTCCATTCCTAGCCTGAATCCGCCAATGCCTGCGAATAGGTCAATGAATTTCACAAATCTTCCTCCTTAACGAACGTCCCATTAATCATCTTCCCTTTCCTGTTCTTAATTTCCTCATAAGCAATGCTTAGACACTCAGCAACATCGAGGTCAAGTTGGTATGCTAGCACGATAATTGTTACTAGCGTGTCTCCGATTGCGTCCTTAAGTGCTGCTTGTGGTTCTGTGAATTTCGTTGGTTTCAAGAGTACATCTCGAATCTCACCGACTTCTTCCGTGATACGCATCCACTGAATCTTAGGGTCAGCTTGTTTTAAATTGCGTTCATCTGCCCACTCGTTGACCTTGTCGATTAGTTCTGACATACTGTCATACATCGGTTCTTCAGGCTCTGCGATAAATACGAGTTTTACCATTACTCCACCTCTTTCACTTCAACGCCTTCGCAGTTAAACACCCACCCGAAGTCGTTCACTTCTAGCTCTTTGCGGGTGTGGTGTGCTCGAAATCTTTCAAGTTCTGTTTTCGATGCAAAAAGCCATGTTTGAGTTTTTGTATCTCGATTGAGGTATTTACTGTATCCATCAATTCCTTTAATTCGAACCGTGTATCTTGGCCCCTTCTCTACCTCATAGCCAAACTGGTGCATGTTGACGAGGGTTTGGAAAGCTCCATACTCTGTATTGAGCCATTCCTTAAAATCGCTAGGTTCTTGATTAACCCAGTCTACAAGGTATTCCCATAGTTCGTAATCTATATTTTCTTTGTATTTTTCATACCAATCTGCCACGAATTGCGGCACTACTGGTTTCTCAAAGAATGAGTCATATAAATCTTCTGCGTAAGCTACCGAAATGCCTGCTACCTTTGATAGTTCCCGTACTGCTTCATCCTTATTCATCATTGTTAGTCCTCCTTATAGACAATCAAAGCTGAATTGTTAAAGTAAGTGGCACTAACACCACCATCAGCAATAGTAGAAATATTTGATTGATATTTGATATCAATTAATTCAATATCTGGATTTTCTTCAAAGAAATCATTAATTAAATCATCAATTTCTTCAGGATCAAGAAAATTTTGGCTAGTTACTAAATATTTAGTTTTAATCATGCTTCCACCTCTTCCATCTCCACCGTGTACATCCTAGAATTACGATATTTGACACCTCTCAAACGATGCAGCTCGTTGATAGCGTCGTTTTTGTTGCTAAAAATATGCTCACTGTCTGGCATATTGTCGTAGTAAACGATAACTTTATATTTCATAGCTCGATTAATCTCCTTCCATTATCCGATGTTCTGCGAGCGTAAACTGGCGTTCCGTAGTAACCAACGGTGCTAGGTGAGACTCCTAATTGTTCAGCTATCTCACGCTTAGTTCCCATTGCCAGCAGCTCGTCGCCCTTGTATAAGGCGTATTCCTTTACTTGCATAACTCCATCATCCTCGTTAATAGTTCTTCATCCGGTAACTGCTCAAGCGTTAGAATGCGGTTGAGTTTCTTTGCGTTGATACCCAACTTAGCGCTGATATATTCCACATCTTCGTGATTAGCCCAGAACCACTTCGAAAACTCTTGAGTCTGACCTAACACACTTGTGTGGTCGTAACCGCCCGGAGCATATACACCAACCAACTTGTCCTTATATCTGCTATTCATTCCTAACGTACTCCCCGAAGTATTTGTGTTCAGCACTTTTTCTCGCTTTAGCAGCTTCTTCTAACGTTTCGTAATGACCAAGTCTTATTTCAACGCCATTTAACATAATTCTAGCTCTGTATTTCCCAGAAGGTGTAGTAGATACACCTTTCACTCCTGACTTATTATTTTTTGAAATTCGAGTATTCATACTGTTTTGATGTTGTGTACAAATTCTCAAGTTCTCTCTGCGATTATCAAGTTTATCGCCGTTAATGTGGTCTGTGACGTACCCTTTGGGTGTATTCATTATTAGACGGTGTAACACTGTGTGTTTCTTGTTATACGTCGCTGCCAAGTACCCTCTTGGGTCGACACACCAACTATGTTTTGTTACGAGTTCCCAATCTTCAATGCTAAACTTGAATACAAAACCTTTGCTGGTGGTTCCCTCGGCGTAACTACCTCGTTTTATAAATTTAGTTTTCGTGATTGATCTCCTCTATTTCAATTTCAATCCTTGGCGATATACTATAAACCTTAGCGGCATATATTTCAGCTATCTGTCCGTCGTCCTTGTACAAAATTCCGTTAGCACTATCAAACAACGCTTTAATGTAATTATCCAAATCAGCTTTTTTGCTGACGGGGATGATTTCATCGGCTAATGCCTGCTTATTTTTTTTAACCTTCGAAATGTACTGAGGTGCTTTAATGTAAAATCTCACTCTTGTTTTTAAAGCTCCTTCGAGGGCGGGCTGCCCCGTGTAAAGCTTCGCAATAAGAAACCTGCATTTGTTCCTCCAAGCTTTCATCTCTTTGTCTTCATAAGTTGTTGTGAAATTTCCACGTCTTGCAAACCTTGGTCTCGATTGTGGTTTAGGCTCGATGTTTAAAGTCATTTTCATTCTTCACCTCAGAAGGGTAAATCATCACTAGTGATATCCATAGGGTTACTGTTCCCGTATGGGCTGCTATCCCTTGCAAAGTTTGGCCCTTGCTGTTGCGGTGCTTGCTGACCGTAAGGCCCAGCGTAGCCGTTATCATTGCCAAACACTCCCGACGTGTTGCCTTGATTAGCATTGCTACCTTCACGCGCTGCACGGCTCTCCAACATTTGGAAGTTCTCAGCGACAACCTCAGTCACATACACTCGTTGACCTTGCTGATTCTCATAGCTACGGGTCTGAATGCGCCCAGTAATTCCAATCAATGCACCTTTTTTGGCCCAGTTAGCCAAATTCTCAGCTTGCTGGCGCCAGATAACACAGTTGATAAAGTCGGTTTCGCGCTCGCCGTTAGCGTCCTTGAAGTTACGGTTAACCGCAAGACTGAATGTAGCTACTGCAATATTGCTGGTCGTGTATTTTAGTTCTGGGTCACGGGTTAGGCGACCAACTAGGACGACTGAATTAATCATGTTCCTTATCTCCTTTTTTAGTCCATTCCTTCGTAGAAACTCTTGCCAAGTTGTTCTTCGAAATCTTTGTCATCAATAGACAATTTGGCTAATTCTGTTATCATTATGATTTTAGTTTCTCGACATGGCTGGTATCCGTATTTAGCATATTTCATCATTCGGTTAAATGTGCTCACTGGATATGGTAAATCGTCATCAATGACTAGGCGCTTTGTGTGCAAATGTTCGAAAAAATCTTCTTGAAATGCCACTTCATAAACTGCCAAATAATTATCTTCATCAACGTTGTCATAGTTTTTGTAATAAGCGAATTTTGTTATCGTAAAATCAAAATCTGAAATCATGTCTTTCGGTTTCCCGAATGTCTTTCTAATCAGCTCTACTCTGACTTTCTCTTTGATGAAATAAACCGCCCAAACATTCTTATTTTCGTAAGAAAACCTTATTTCGCTAGGTTTTTCTTCAAGCTGTTTTTTGAAATATTTTTGAGCGTCCTTGAAATCTGCTTCGCATTCAAAGAACATGTCAATGTCATTGACCCGCTCATTGTTGAAGATGTTCTTGAAACACCCACCGGCTATATACCCTTTATGGCCGATTAAGAATTTATCCAACCACCAAATTTGTCGATAATTGTATATATCCCTCACAACTATACTCATTCCTGACCTCCTTTCAGAATTTCATAGTTCACAAAGTTATCATCAAGCAACTTAGCGAATTGGTGCCATTGATTTTCACCGCCGTGGAACGTAAGAGCTAGATTGACCTTGTACGGCTCAACGGGTTTGCTAGGCACTTCCTCGACTGGTTTAGTGTCTTCGATAACCTCACCAGTTTCAGCGTTGACCGCTTTGATTTCCTCGTTAGCTGACTGTTGGGCTATTGCTTCAATTTCTGCTAGGCGTGCAGCTTCTGCTTTCGCTTTGGCTTCTGCTTGCTGCTTGCGTTCAATAGCTGCATCACGGTCCTTCTTCATTTGCTGCAAGATTTCAACTAGAGGTGTATCGTTCTGTAGCGCTCTAGTGTATGGTTCCGCTGGCAACTCATAATCAAGAGATTGCTCCTCAATCATGGCGATATTTGCCTTGTATTCTTCGAGTCGGTCATACTCAGCCAAAACCAAAGCGTCAATCTTTTCTTCTGTCTCTTTTTTGAGCTTCATCTTCTTATCCATGAAATCCCCGACCTTAGAAAGGCTCTCGTACTTGTCCTTGAATGTGTCCTTGTCTAGTCCGGCTAGCTCGCATTTGCTTTCAAATACTGATCTAACGTGGTCAATTCGCAGCATTTTTTTGTGCTCTTTGACTTCATCACGTTTGGCACGTAGTTTGTCAAGAAGTGCATTCAACGGTTCTAGTGAAGTCGCTAGTTTAGATTCAAACTCAGTGAGTGGGTCTTTGTAGATTCTGCCGATTTCCTTACGCTTATCGTCAAGTTTGTCGCCAAGCCCTTTGAAGCGTGTGATTTCTTTTAAGACCTCGTTATATTCCAAGCTGTCTAGTTGTTCGTCTGATAGCTCGCTAACTGCAGCTTGGATAGCTACGTCGAATTTGTCAAAATCGAATTTAATCGCTCCCGGCGTATAGACCGGCTCGATTGTTTCCAAGAAATTGTTCGTTACGTCCTTCATTTTTATCCCTTTCGATTGTTGATTTGCGTTTGAATGTCGTTAGTTACCACGTCAAATCCCGGTACTAGCAATTCATGGAAGTCATTGAGTTTGTACTTCTTCAAATAGTAATTCGCTACTGTTTCAACTGATTGCCCAGTAATTAGAGCTAGCTCATTTACTTTCCCTAAAATCTGGCCACGTTGTTCATCACTGATAAAGTTAGGTTGTTGATCGCTTCTTGACTCATAGCGTGCTTGTTGCGGTTGCTGATTTTGATGTGGTTGAGGGTTGTGAGGTTGATTTGGTCTCAAGCTCTCCTCTGCCACTTCGAAGTGGTCCACGTCTTCCTCGCCAATTGCAAATAATGCTTGCAAGGCGTACTTGCCGGCGTATGATTGTATGGCCCCTACCCATTGCGGTTCATTCATTTGCTTTAAGTCTCCTTTGCGGGTTTTTAAAATCGGTACGGGAGATAATTCTGCGAACGCTACTGCTTGCTCTTTCTCATCTCGGTTAGATGCCGTTGCAATAGCTTTGACGAAAGTCTTGCCAGAAAATTCGACTAGATCATAGTTGACTACAACGCTCCAATTTGATTTCAAACTTTTAAAAACGTTGTAAATGTCCTCAGCGTGCCTTGAAGCGTACTTGGCAGTCCCTTCTTTCTTTTTTTTAAGCTGCATTCGTTGTTGCAACTCTGTGAATGTCATTTCTTCCATGTCGTTCCTCTTTATATCCCCCTAATTCTCAAATTTTGGGGGTTATTTGCCGTTTTGTCGTTTGTCTAGTGTAATTGTGCCACTAGATTATTTAGGACGGTTACAAGCGATTTTAGAGCCATTTCTTGCCCTTCGACTTTTTTAGGTGCCAAAGCTCCCGTTTGAGCTTGTTATTTTCGTGAGGCAATGACAAGATTCTGTCTTGCTGACTGTTGATAATCTCGCCTAGCTCACGACCTAAATTCATGTACTTGTTCCGCCAACGACTGTCGACTTCATAAGTTTCTTGTTCCATATTTAATGCCTACCCTCCCACCACTTCATTATTTAATTATTTGTCGTTACGCTTCTTGAATCCAAGAGTGAGTCCAGTGATACCCGCTGCAATGACTACAAGTCCTAAAGTGCTAGCAATTCCTTCTTTTTCACCAGTGTTAGGAAGTGCGGCTTTATAAACTGGCGTATTTGCCACTTGTTTTGGCTCAGATTCGAGTTTGTAAGTAACTGTGGTAGTTTGTACATCTTTATCTTCACGAGGTGTTACGGGCTTGTTAGGGGTGTTTTCTGATGGCGTAGTTGGTTTAACTGGTTCTTCAGGAATCTCGATAATCAACTCAGGTTTATCGAGGATTGGAGCTTCATTAGGTACGACACCGCCTGACCATTCAGGTTTATCAATACTTGGTGCATCGAATGGAGTTGTTCCGCCATGCCATTCGGGTTTATCATACTGTGGCGCATCATTAGGAATAACGCCCCCGTTCCATTCAGGTTTATCGTATTTCGGAGCGTCAAACGGTACTGTTCCACCGTTCCATTCTGGTTTTTCCAAAACCGGTGCATCGTTAGGCACTGTACCGATTGGCTCAGTGTATTCTGGAAGCTCGCGGACTTCCGGAATGCCGGGGATTCCGCCCTCAAATTCTGGAATGTCAACTTTTGGAGCCTCACGAGGAATTTCAAATGTTGGTTCTGGCTTGTTCTCACCACTGGCATCACCTTTACCACCGACAAGTTGGACATAACTGTGTGAGATAGCACCGTCTGACTCAGCTTTCAACTCAACCTTATTGGTTGGGTTTACGCTTTCTTTAACTGCATTTGTCAGTTTGGTTTTATAGTTCAAGTAAATCATATGGTCAAGTCGATCCATTTTGATTTCAAAGCCATGCTCAGATTTGCTGATTGACTTAACTAAATCCATTGCTGAACCTTTATCAATCCATGGATTCACGCTCTCAATGTTCTTAACTTCAAAGAAGTTATCCACAAGGGTTTGATTGTCACTCATTGTGTCAATCAATGTCACATAATTCAACACACGTCTTGCGTAGTTAACACGGATAGTCCAGTTGATAACAGTTGGGTCATTCTCGTCTTGACTACCCCATTTAGAAAGTAATTCATCTTTACCAATTTCTTGTTCTTTGCCGATGTTGACGGTGATCACTGTCCCATTGAAGTTTACTGTGACTGGCTTGCCACTTTCGACCTTGTCTGTCCAAGTAGCGTCCATTTTAAGACTCATTTGCTTGTTAAGCGGATGAGATGCAAAGTAGTTGTTAAATACAGTAGTCACAGTATTGCTTGCTGTGTCTGTAGTAGCTTTACCAACAACTTGCTTGTCAGGATTGTAAACATCAAAGTCAAAGTTAGTTTGAAATTTCACCTCTTCAGGTAAAGTGAACTTAACCTTATCCCCTTCATTGATAGCCATATCGTCAGGGAATTTTACATCCTTGTATTCCACTGTGAAGCCTTGGTATTTACCAGTTCCTTGAGACTGGTCAACCTCAACATTAGGGTTAGATACTTGGATAGTGTCACCCTCTTTAACGAATGTAGTAGGTTGCGCTTCGACTGGCGCTGTAGTTTCTGCCACTGGTTGCGCTACTGGTGTTTCTGTAGCAACCGCTGGAGTTTCTACCGCTGGAGTAGTTTCGACTGGTGCTGGAGTTGCTGCGATCGGTTGAGATTCTACTGGTGCCGATGCCAAAAATTTTGGTGTTTCCGTCACTGTTTCGCTAGGTGTTACCGTAATATTGCCAGCATTGTCAGCCGTATAGACATTAGACACCGCTGGTTGTGTGTCCGCCACTGGTTGACTTACTTGATCAGCTGATACTGTGCCAGCTCCAATCAATAGAGCTGTAGCTAGCGCCAATGTGCCACAAAGGCCATAGGCTTTAGTTTTAACGTAGCTAGGTTTTGAAGTTGTTTGAGTGTTAAAAGATTTCATGGTATAATCTCCTTGGTATAATTTTCTTGCACAGGCCCTTACCTGTGCTTTTTTAGTGCTCTCAACGTGCACCCATAGCCCCACCGCAGAATATTTCAATGTTTTATTAGACTGTAAAATGGGAATATTAGGAAAAAAGTAATTTAGTATAATTTTGGGGAATTATGGGTATAAGTTACACTCCACGGCAGGGTCATGGCTGCACGCTGAAAGATTGACGTTAGTTTGTATATTTCTGCTTGAGACGTTCTTGTTTTTCTTCGGGCGTCTCCACCCACTCAAAGAAGGGCTCTGGTTGCTTCGGTTTCTTTTTGGAAAATAGTTTTCTTAGCAGTTTCATGAGTTACCCCACTAATTGATCTAATGGCAATCCGTGGTCAGCGTTGAACTCTCTGACCTTTTCGTCAATCATTCGATGTGGACGAACTTCAAATACTTCCACTTCTTCTTGTTTTTTAGACCAAATCCAGTTGATAAGTTTTTTCATGTTTTTTACCTCTCTTATTCTTCTAACTATGATTACTGTATAGTTATCTATTAGTAATTATTATTAGTTAGTGCCGGTAGGCTCTAGATTGTTGTTGGTTAGTGTGCGTAGCACCATATTGTTATATATTAGTACTTGTTATATATTAGTACTTGTTAGTGTGCGAAAATTG